TTTATTATACATAAAAAAAGGGGCGATGTAAAACACCGCCCCTTAATAATTAACTTTTATAAGTATTTATTAACTAGTTGGTAAATTTCCGTTACCAAAAATACATCTTGGATCAGAGAATCCAAAAGAGTATCTTTCTCTAGCTTTAAATCTCATGTTACCTGTATCGAAGTCACCTTCCATAGCAGTTTTGATCGGTGATCTAACAAACATTTTTAATCCGTTTGGTATATCAGTTAACAAGAAGAATGAATCTGTGTCAGTTAAGAAGTTATTAACTACATAACCTTCAGGAACCATTCCCATGTTGTTGATCGCATTAATGTCATTGTCTGCAGTGCCGACTCTCATTGGAGATTTCATGATTCTTTCCGCAGTGAACTGTAGTTCTTTTGGAATAATCATTTTTCTTCCAGTAGAAGCTATTTTTAAGCCTCTTTCATCGACAAATGACCCAATGTCAATTAATGACTGCTCGAGTGAAGTTTCGTTAAGGTCTGCAGCGACTGAAAGAACATTTGAGAAAGTACCACCAGTTGCAAGTGGGTGAGAAGCATTAATTAATGATACTCCATCTCCACCTGTTACAGTTGTAACTTGCGCATTGTTCAATACGTTTGCAGCTTTAACTTGCTTCGTATTTGCCATAGATCTTGCAAGAGCTCTTGTGTATCTGCCCGCAAGTCTATCGTATAGGTTGTCTTCAATTGCTTCTTCAGTGATAGAAAATGCTAAAGCGATTGTTTCGTGGTTGTATCTTGCTGTGAAAGTTTCACCTGCTTGATCAAACACTACTCCAGCACCTTCTTGTTTAGTTGGTGCAGAAGCGAAACCGCTTAACATTACTTCCTCTTCGAAAGCTCTGTCAGATGTTTCAGTCGTATAAATTTCAGCATGCTGATTTTCATAACGACTATATTCCAGGCCGAATAAAGCATTCAAACCTGGCTCTAGTTCTTTGACTAGTTGTGCTCGTGATATTGCCATAGTATGTCTCCTTTATTACGCTATACCTGTACCACTTCTAAAGAAGTGATTGTTGATTCTAACAAGAACATTTGCATTAGCAGTTGACGTGTCAGAGTTATCTGGATCTTGCGAAATATCGATCGCTTGAATAGCGAAAGTAGTTGCTGTTCCAGAAACACTTACATCTAATTGCTGTTTAGATATTCCTGTTGTTGTAACACCAGTAGTGTTTGTAACAGAATAATTCTTATACAAATCTGCTCTTGTGAAAGCCTCATCAGCATCTATTAAAAATACTGCATCTGGATCGTCAATGACGAATGCAGTAATATCACTAGCAGCAATACCGCCAGGATAAAAATTACTGAATGTTGGCTTTTGAGTAGTTGGATCTGTATAGAAACATCCGTTAAAAACTCCAATAACAGCATCCGATGTATTAGGTCCGTGTCTTTGAATATTTCCAGTTCCTAATGGTTCAACCATTTCTCCTTGGAAAATCGCGTCACTGTATCCTGATGCAATCGTATATCTGTTTTGTGCTCCTACTAATGGTGTACCGTCTAGTTTTCTGTATGGTCTTAGACCAAACTTTTCTGTGACATTAGCCATTGTTGTTTCTCCTTATAGTTTATTAATCCAAGCTACATCGGGTAGGTAATGCAAAAAAATTACTTTTTACGACTACCACCAAAGGTAACTCTAGACTGTCTATTAATATTAATAGGCATGTCCGGGTGTTGTTCCTTCATAAGATCTTGATCAATCGCGTCTGTTCTGTCTTGAGTTATTTTTCTAAAATACTCAGCACGACTTTTCAATATCTCCTCCGGTATCCTTGCCAACACAAGGCCACCAATTCCGATAAGACCAGCATGTTTTCCTTCATGGATAACAGGGTAATCATGTTCACCTATTTCACTTAAAAGTGTTTCAGATTTCAAAAATTCCCAACCTTCTCTAAGTTTTTTAGACACATTACCTGGATCTTCAAAACCATTAGTAGAAGTTCTTATCCACCTGTGGGCATAACCCATAGGTGCAGCTGGCGCATCCAAACTGGATGGTGGAGTCCAATCTTTCTTTCTAGAAAGTTTAGTTCTAGATTCAGACTCGCGTGAAGTTTTTATATTACTCATTTTATGCTCCTTCCTTCACGTATTTTGCGTATTCCTCTAGTGGCACCCCTAATTTCTTAGCGATAACTACCTGCGATTTGGTGAGTTTCACAGACTTGCGTCCACCTGATCTTCTACTCACAGAAGCTACGTTTTGGACGGGTGCAGCTTTTGTTTTTTCTTCTGTAGAAGTGGCAAATTTCTGAGGGAAATACTCCTTCATACGTTTGTTGATTTGATTATAGTATTCATCACTCTCCGCGTCAATTCCCTCCCCTAAAAGGTCTTCATGTATTCCCATAGCAGCAGATGTCAAAACTCTGTCACTTCCGAACCAATCATTATCAGAAGCCCATTCTTGAGCTTTTGTGCTTATTGATGGTTGAGGGGTTTCTACTGCAGTTTGAGCAGGTTGTGATTCAACTTCTTTTTTCTTTGTCTCTTTATCGGCAAGAGTCATTGAAACTTTTTCTTTTTCTACAGCTAATTTAGTAAGTTTATCCTGAGCTTCTAAAATAGCGTCTGTATCCTGAGAATCATAAGCAGTTTTAAGTTCAGATTTTGCTTTTGCACGCTCTGACTCTATTCTCGCATCATATTCTTTAAGATAATTAGTATCAGTTTCCTCAAATTTCTTTTCGACACTCTCATACTGATTTTTTAAACCTTTAGCATACTCAAGAGCTGCTTTCTCTCTTCGCTCAGCCTCTTTTGCTTGAAAGGTTAATTTTTTTATTCTTTTTTGAACTTTTTCAGAATAACCTTCTAAGTCGGCATATTCTGTATCTGTATCTTCATGTCTTTGTTCAAATTTAGGTTTTGTTTCTTTGGGTTCAACTTCTTCAGAAGCTTTGACTTCATCTAAAAGTTCTTTAGCGGTTTTACCACCCTCAGATACATCTACATAACCGAGATCTATATCTTGTTTTTTTTCAAAAGCTTCGTTAGAAACTTCTGGAGCTTCTACATTTATCGTTTCTTCGTTGACGCCATCAGTATCTATTTCTACTTCTGGACTTTTGTTTTGTTCAGCCATTTAATCCTCCTTAGTAATGGTGCAAAATATCATTTGGGTCTGTAATTGTAGAAATAACTTCATCGTCATTTAATACTCTTACTTCTCCTCCATCTATTTTGAATCTTGAACCTGCGTATCTACTAAAAATTATCCAATCATTTAGTTTGCACCAAGGTCCTTTTGGGAATTTATCTTTATCATGATAACAAAGATCTCCCATTTTAAGCACAAGACCACATACTGTTGTCATTTGTATGGTTTCCTGTGTTGTGTCAGATAAAAGAATCCCACCTTTAGTTTTTTTCGGGCCTGCAAAAGGCAGAACCAAAATTCTATAACCAGTTGGTGTTGGTAATTTATCTAATGTTGATTTATCGATCGCTTTAGGATCTAGGACTGTTTCTATTTCTTCTTTGGCTTTATAAGCGTCCAGAAGTGCTTCAGTCCGTTTCGGTGTCGCCGTGGACTTGTTCATCTTCATACTCCGTTGTTGTCAGCAGGTCTTTCAGATCCTGTTGCAGGTCTTCTAAAGACCTGATTTGACCCCTAACATATTGTAGTTTCTCTATGGTGTCAACACCATATATAGCGTTGTCCTTGAGACGTTGAAGATTAAGTTTAATTTTTTTTTGTACTAATGATATTGTATCTATGTCCATTACAATTGTCTCTGTAAACAAACTTTATTTTTGCCTGATTCAAATATTTGAAAATGCCAGTAACTCAATGCTTTTGCCACAACTTCCATATTAAAAAATTCTGTATCATCAAAAACAAATCTTGTTCCTTTTCTTGATTTATCTGCAAACCAAAGAGCCTCACGCAAAACATCTCTAGTCATATGTGGCCCATCAAAATGAACTAAATCAAAAACTTTACCTGCAGCATTAAACAAATTCATAAATTGTAAATCTGTTAAATGATAAAAATTAAAATCTTTTTCATGAGCTAAATCCTTTAACATTTGTATTCTCATCTTATCTGTATAATCTGCTGTTTCAGGTTCTTTATCATCGTAGTGTTGGTATTTTAAATTGTTATATGGATCTATACCAATATGTTCGTAAGGTATTTTACCGATTCTATCTCTAATACCCATCATTATAACTTTTGAGCCTAGTCCTTCTCTAACTCCTATTTCACAAGTTGTAACTGATTTAGGTTTTTCGTAAAATTCTAGAGTCCCGCACCATTTATTAAGAAGTTCGTATTCGGTTGAATCCCCTCTTATAGTCATGGGTATAATATATAAATTATTTATGATTTTGCAAATGTTTTAACATTTGTTGGTTTTCCACCAACACCTTGTGCAACTGCTCTTTTTCTTGTAACTGCAGATTTTCTCTGTCCCTCTGACATACGTCTAGCTTTAGCTAGTGGGACGCATTTTGGATACTTACGTTTTGCATCTGCCTTTTGTTTTGAACGACCACATTTTGCGAATGAACCATCTGCTCGTTTGCTTCCAATATCTACCCATTTTTGTTTAAACCATTTAGTTAGTCCGCCCTCTTTCATTTTACCAGCTGGCACACAATTGGGAACCATTTTGTTACCTTTTTTTTTCATTCCTTTTTGAACATAACCATCCCAACAAGTGCCTTGGCTATACCCACCTTTTTTAAATTTTTTTTTAAAAGTAATCCCTATACCATAAGAGGGTTTTGACTCTCCTTTAAAAACATAATCTTTACCTTTATAAGTGACTTTATCTCTTCCAGAACTTTTTTTATAATTTCCAGATATGGTTACTTTTGTATTTTTTTTATTATAAATATCGTATTCACCTTTTATACCGTAATTTCTAGATTCTTTTTGTACTTTTATAGGTCCTTGTTGATTTGTACCCTTAGTAATAGAAACATTAGGATAAAGCTTAAGCTTTCCTATATTAGACATTAGAAGACGCCTTTAAAATTTGTTCCTCTAATTGCAGCTCCACCACCTTTTGATAATTTAAGTGATTTTAAAGTTTTAGCTTGACCTGCATGAGCCTTAGATGCTTTTTCTAATTTGTTTGCTACATTCATAATTGCACCCTTATTTGCTTTCTTTGGTTTACCAATAGCAATCATGATCATCATCTTTCCTTTTTTAGCACCAATTTCTTTTTTTAATTCTTCAAGTCTCTTTTTTTTCTTATCCTTATTTTTTTCTTGAATTGATTTATCCTCTTCTTTTTTCTTTTTACTAAAAATACCAAAACCACCAGCCATCATTTTTTTTCGTCTAACAGGTTTTTCAATTTTTTTTTTCGGAAATAATGGATTTACTTCTTGACCTTTGTTACCTTTAATATTTTGACCTGGTCTTACTTTCATAAACGGAGGAACTGGTCTTCCTTTACCCGCATCACCATAAGCACTCGTAGTTGTGTCTTTACGTAAACCTTGTGGTAAATCTTTTCTGCTTGAATATTTTTTTACATCACCACCTTCATTCATAGGTTTTGGACCTTTGAAATCTTTTCTCTTTACACCAGAGGGATCTTTAATTTTACCAGCGCAAATTTTAGAAGCGTATGCATTCGCGTATGCAGACGGGTAAACTTTAAATTTTCTCTTTGCTGCGGCTTTACCTCTTGGACATAGTTTAGTCATTATTTTTTTCCTCCGTTACGGAATATTTGTGTTCCCTTTATACCATAAATTGAAGCTACAACCAAGATCCACAAATTTGTGAACCAGGACGGAAGCTGTGAAAACATTTCAAAGAATAATTTTACTTTGTCCATTGCGGTTGGGTCATCCGATATCACTGCCCAGGCTAGCACAACCACGGGTAAACTTAAAATTATAAGAACGGCCTCGTCTTTCCAGTCCGATTGTCTAGCTTCTAACAATTTACCTTGGTACTGTTCCTCACCTTGGGCCATTTTTCTAGCATGCATCATTTGTGCATCAGCCATTAACATTTTAGTCTCTTGACGCTTCTTGAATATGTGCGTACCTGCTTGTGCCGCTAATTTTATCGCGCTTAACCACATAATATTTCTCCTGTCTTCGTTGACTCATAAATTCTATCATTTTATCCATTATTTGGAAAGCCCTGTAGCCGTTCTGCCTCCATCTCCAAGTGGGTGTGTGATGTGGTTTTCTTACTTTACAAGAAAACAGTTGACCACCAAACATATCTACAAATTTTAAGAGGGTATCTTTGTCTGTCATCTCGATAGTACAGGCAAATTCTTTTTTTCTACCTTTTCCCTTTGACCAAATGCCAAAACTTCCTTCTCCATCAAATATCCCAGCAAGAAAAAGTATTTTAGACTCTACTGAGAGACTTTCGTATGAGTTTTTTGGTGTTTTTTTTGACACTCTTAAACTCCTTTCGTTTTAGTCCTTGTGGGTTTGGTCCTCTTTTTGGTGGTGGCCCTGATTTTACACCCCCGCTTAAGCCTTTACGCTTGTTTTGATTTTCTGATTGCATTTTTTCCTGCTTTAAATATTGAAGCTACCCTGGTTTTACCCATAACCTTAGCTCTTTGTTCACCAACGGTTAAAATTTGTATTTTTCTAGCAAATGGTTTGTTTATACGCTTAACTTTTGCAACAGTTGCACTTGCATCAGCAGGTGTTTTAAATTTTATTCTTACTGTGTCTTTAGGATTTTCATCAGTATATAATCTTCTATCTGAACCTTTTGGTTTTTTACCAGTCCCTACTTTTGGATCTCTATTTTTTTTCAAGTTTCTGTCTCGCTATTTCTAATCTATCTTCAGATTGCTCATCTTGTTGTGCAAGTCTATCATAATCATATTCTAAACGTGCAGCAACTCTTTGGTTTTCTTGTTCTGCTCTAAATTTTGTTTCTTCAGCTTTTCTTTGTAGATCCATAGCTCGTAAATCAATTTCTTGTTGTTTAATTCGAACAAGTGGGTCTTGTTTAGCTGCATTAGCCTCTGTTTCTGTTTGTGCAAGCTCTTGAGTTATCCTTGCAGCTACTTTTGCAACCTCAGCTTCAAACATAATACTAAATTGTTGTGGATCCTGTTGAGCTAATTGTTGCATTTGTGGATCTTCCATCATCAATGAATTCACTTCTGCTTTTGCTTTGTATGAAACGTGATCAGAAATGTGTGATTGTAACAAAGCGTATACTTGTGGATTAATTTGAACCATTCGTGTTGCCATAAACGCCATGTGAGCAGCAATATGTGCATCGTGATCTTGAAATTCGAAAGCTGTTAACAGTTTCATTTGTAAAGCACGTGCATTTTCTTTTGCAGGATCTAAAGGTTCAGGTTGTTTTGGTGGTGGTTTAAGTAAAGCTTCGATTTGTTTTGTTCCTAATGCCTCATAAACACGTCTGTATGCTTCGTGTATGTTGTGTAACTGTGGGTTTGATTGTGCAATTTGCAATTGTGATTGAGCAAGTGTTACTCTTTGAGCCATGCTCATGATATTTGGATCTGCAACAGGTAAAATATCTACTCTGTTATCAAAATCTAATTGTTTTATCT